AGGGCGGCGAGGAAAACGACGACACGCACCGCAAGTTCGAGACGACGGACATGCGCGAGTGGACCTTCGCCTGCCCGGAGTGCGGCAAGCACCAGCCCTTCGACTGGGACAACGTCGAGTGGAGCAAGGATGCCCGCGACTCAAGCGGCAACTGGGACTTCACCGCCGTGCGCGAGACGGCGTCGCTCCGCTGCACGGCGTGCAACCACTACTTCCCCGACACGGACGCCATGCGCCGCGTCTTGAACGCCAGCGGCCAGTTCGTTCGCACAAACCCGAACGCCGCGCCGGAGAACGTAGGCTTCCACTGGAACGCCCTCTGCGCGATGTCGTGGGGCAGGCTCGCCGAACTCTATCTGCGGGCGAAGGAGCTGGCGCGTCAGGGCGATACGACGCAGATCGCATCGAGCATCTATCGCGATGAGGTAAAGCAAATTAGTAGTCGAAAATTGCAAACTCATTACGCGAAATCTCAGGACTTAGCTTTTTAAGCTGTTCTTCGTCAATTATGTGTTTACGAGGATTATCTATAATATCTTTAATCGTTTTATTGGCAATCCAATCCGTGTTCCATATTGTCGTGCTATGGCCGGAAACTACGAGACATAGTTTATCTTTGAATTGAGAAAAGCACGCATCTTCGTTTTTGATTGTTATGCAAATTCTTTGGATCCAGAGTTCAAGGATGCTATTGTAGGGAATTTTGCTAATTTTGACTATTATTCTACGCAATAAATCAAGTTTTGCTTTGTTAGGCTTAGTTGAGTTAATTGCGATGCTAAGTGACGCGGCGATAAGTGGATATGTCTTTGGGTTGTTTACTGCGATGTCTATGAGTATGGCGACTATCTGCTTCTGATTGTTGATGGATTTCTTTTCGGTTTGTTTAAATATGTTTTGAAACTCGTCAAGTTGTCGAATAAGCGAACCAGAGTTGGGGTGCGCATGTGCAAATCTGTGTATTAGCAGTAGGTATTTTTGCAGAAGCAATGTGTTGTATGGTATTGTTTGGTTATTGCGTTGGAGGTGTCTTTGGATTGCTATGTTAATGTATGCAGTATTGCTTATTAGTGCTAGCTTATCTTCTTTGATGGATGACTCTATTATGTTTCTTGATGTTTTTGTTTTCGAAGAGTTTAGTTTGAGGCCAAGGCTGAGCAATACTCCAGAGAGGGATTTAATTATCGTCTCCGAGTCCAATCTTGAGTTTGTGAATATCCTGTAGTCATCTCTATATCTAACTATGTGGTAGTTGAGTTCTGGATCGTTAAGTATGTTCGTTAATAGATGATCTGCATAACCAAGTAGTATTTCTGCTATAAAATCCATTAAGCCTGAACCTTGCGGGATCGAGTTTGTTTGCGCGTGATTGATATAGGTTAATATATCGTCAATTTGGTTGCCAAGACCTGTATTATTGCCGTTGAAATGGGCCGTTTGCGACTCTTCCTTCCCGTCTATTGCCCATGCGATTGAGTGTGTGTATATAGAAGCGTAGCAATCTGATATGTCCGAGTTTGATATATAACTGTAGTCCAGTGAAAGGTTTATAGATTCCTGCTCGTTATGCTCCCACCATGTGAGTATTTGCGTTGCTTTATCATTTTTATTGTCTTTTGTGACTGGAATGCTTGTGCATACAATCTTTGGATTACTTTGAAATGTGCGAAACTTGTCTGTAATTGATTTCCAGTTGCTTTCTGTTGTGATTAGTTTAACTAGTTGCACATAGGCAATTGGGTTGATCAATGAAAGCGGACGCCATGCGTATTGTCCGTCTTTGTTGCTTACAATTGTGTAGTTAACGTTTTCATATTTCTTTGCTTCACTGAGTCTGATTCCTTGTTGTTTGGATAGTGCTTTTAATAGTGGTTCAAAGTTGAAGTATGGTGGTAGGTCTATGTTGCAATAGGTGTCGTTTCTGAGGAGGAAACTCCGTGCCTTCTTGGCGGTCATGTCTATAATCTTTTGGGGAATCTGATCCTTTTTTGCCATGATTCCGTTATGTAAATCGTAAATGTGTTTTGCAAGCGGTACATGTGTCTAGTTGTTCTGGCGTTTCGTAACGAGTCGGCGAACGCTTCGCCTCGACGCGGACAGGTGCCCGGTGCGGCTCCCACGGACACGAAGAAGGAGCTGACGAGCCACACGCGGCGGGAGCTTGTTCGCCGCTCGCGTATCGCCTGATCCTCGACGACAAGCGCACGGCGCTTGACCCGATAAAGGGGGCTGTGCCCCCTTTGTCGCTTTGCGACAACCCCCAGATCCGCGACGTGCCCGCGAACGCGGTCATGCACATCTTCGAGCAGGAGTCGGCAAGCGGCGTTCGCTAGCCGCCGACGCTCCAGCATTCGATTAACCACATCTTGGACGAAATGGTTCCGAGGCCGCCAGGCCGACACGACCGGTCGCAAAGCGAGCCGGAAAATGCTGGCGCTCGAAAAGCACGCCGTGAAGGACAATGCCGACATCGCCCGCATCCTGAAGCGCGAAAGCGGCTCGCTCGACGAATCGGGCGACTTCAGCGTGGAGACCGGCGAGCAGCCGAACGCGGCGAGTGACGCGGCGCTGCTCCAGCGGATCGTCGGCGGCAAGCTCGTGGCGCTCAAGCCCGGCGAATCGCTCGACAGCTTCCAGTCGAACAGGCCCAGCCCGGTCTTCACGGGGTTCTTGGAGCACCTCAAGCGTGATTCTGCCGCCGGGATGCTGCCGTATGAGTTCGTGCTCGACGCCTCGAACATCGGCGGCGCTGGCGTGCGGCTGATCGTGGCGAAGGCCGACCGGCGCTTCAGCTACCGGCAGATGATCCTGATCCAGCGGCTCCTGCAACCGACGTGGGGCTACGTCATCGGTGACGCGATCGACCGTGGCGAACTCGCGCCTGTGAAGAGCTGGAACAAAGTCGGTTGGGTCTGCCCGCGAAGGGTGACGGTCGACGCCGGGCGCGAGGCTGAGTCCCACCGTAAAGATGTGGAGATGGGCTTACTCTCGTTCTCGGACCACTACTCGGAACTGGGTGCGGACTTTCGCGAGGAACTGGAACGGCGTGCGCAGGACGCAAAAGCGATTCTGGAGACAGCGGCAAGGTATGGCGTGCCTGTGGAGATGTTGTGGAAACCGAGAGGGATGTCTTTAGTAGCTACAAAGCCAGATTAATGCTAGGACGGGTAAATGGTTTTTCCTGGTTCGAATCATCAGTCCAGCAGCTGCTGATGTGATTTGTTTCGCAAATGTGGTAAACGTCGACGCCGCAGAGACGTTTGGTCTTCTCCAGATTCCTTGGGGTGGGTCGAGTTGTGGCCCCGTCATGGTTTTTCCAGCAGAGGAAGTAGATTTTGTCGGCATCTTCCACATCGTGGCTCAGCCTAGCTATATCGGTTATGGTTGGAGCGCGTGATAGACTGGTTGATTGCGGGATCTTCTGATTGAACTCCATGAAGAATTTTGTAGGAGTGTACCGGTTATTCGGGTCAAACTCTAAGCCCAGTGCTTTAACCAATTCATTGTAGCAGCCAAGGTAGGGGGATACGTGAAATCCCCGCATTACTTCTATGGTGAAGAAAAGGTTGAATCCAGAACAGCCGAACAAGAGAAGATGGGGTTCTGCGTCGATGATATAGATCACAGAAAAGCTAAGCCGCCCGATGCCAACATTAAACTTTGTCTTGGTCATGCCAAGTGTTCGCATGCTTTTCAAGAGAGGCTTAAGTCCAGTAAGTGTCATCAGTATTGTTATCGGATGACTCAATGACTGGTTAATCATCGGTTGAGAAACCACATGTTGACAATGCGATCAGGGCGTGAGCTTTGCTGACGCCATTCTTCGCCACGAACCCTTGCTTGTTGAACCGCGACTACTGGCCGCGTTTGTGGAACGCTGCTCTGGCTTCACGGACGCGTTGAAAGAACTCTTTGGCGAGCCGCCGCAGGCTCGCGTGGAAAACGACGTTGGCATCATGCCCATTTGCGGCCCGATCGGCGTGAACCTGTCGCCCATCGAGAAGATGCTTGGCGGCTGCGACATGGCGGACCTCTCCGCCTCGCTCGACGCCTTCGCTGCCGATCCCTCGGTGCGGACGCTCCTTCTCGACGTGGACTCGCCCGGCGGCACCGTGACCGGCGTTCCGGAACTTGCCGCGCAGATTGCGGTCTTCCCGAAGCCGAGCGTAGCCTTTATCTCGGGCGAGGCGTGTTCCGCAGCGTATTGGCTGGCCTCGCAGGCGGACGACTTCCTTGCGACGCCGAGCGCGTCCGTCGGCAGCGTGGGCGTGTATCTCGCGCTCCTCGACAGTTCTGCCGCGCTGGCCCGCTCCGGGCTCTTTGTCGATGTCATCAAGGCGGGAACCTACAAAGCGGCGGGCTTCCCCAGCACGAGCCTTTCCGCGGAGCAGCGGGCGCTTCTACAAGAGCGTGTTGACACGGTTCATGGGATGTTCATGAGCGCCGTCACGGGCAAGCGCAGCCGCGTCGGCATGGACTCCATGCAGGGCCAGTCCTTCTACGGCACGCAGGCGGCGGAGCGCGGGCTTGTCACCGGCATTGTGCCGAGTCGCGCCGCGATGCTCGCCCGGTTGACAACGCTGCATGGGGCAAAGCCATGACACTCGAAGAAAAACTTAGCGCCGCCGAGGCGAAGCTGGCCGAGGCCGAAAACACTTTGACGAGCGAACGCGCCGCTACAGCTTCGAGGAATACCAGCACCTTGTTTGCACCTGATTTACGTTGATCCATTGCTATCCTCGGCTACTCTGAAATTCAATTTCCTATCAACGACAAAACCCGAAAGGCAAGGGGGCCACGCTATGGGCGACTACGTGTTGTTTCAGATGTATGAGCCATTTCGGCAGTCTTTGATTTCTAGACATCTGTTCTATGTCGAGCAGGCGCAGAAGCGATTGCTGTCACAGTTTGAAGACATTGAAGCAGAGGCAGAGAAGGCTGCTGAGGACTGGCTTAAGCGAAACGAGACCCACTTTGACCCTGATCGGCATGACCCCAGCGATTTCGCCGAGGCAGCCTATGAAGAGGGAATCGAGTTCTACGGCCTTCTCAGCGACATGCGGGAGCAGACAAGGTTGAGCGTCGTTGCAGGGATGTTTCATGAGTGGGACAAACAGGTTCGCGCTTGGTTGGTTGGTGAGATTCAACATTGGCACCACGGGAATGATGTTGTGCTTGAGGTATGGAAAGCCGACTTTGAGAAAATTGCCGATTTATTTGAAAGCATTGGTTGGCCGATCCGTAGCACAGACTACTTTCGATCGCTTGATGCCTGTCGTCTCGTTGTCAATGTCTACAAGCATGGCGAGGGAACATCGCTCGACGACCTAAAGCAAAGATACCCCGAATATCTTGACGATCCGTTCCGCGATCCAGAGGGTGCTTTTTCAGACTTAAGGTATCGTGACCACACGCATCTGAAGGTAAGCGAGGAACAATTTCAGGCGTTTTCGGATGCTATCGTAGCGTTTTGGAAGGCGGTTCCGGAATGTATATGGGAATCAAAGGTAAAAGATGTGCCTGACTGGTTTGGCAAGGCAATCATGAAAGCTCGCACGAGCCAACAACATGCGAGCAAGAAATGATCGGCAACATGCGATACTTCTTTGTTTTTGTTTCGTCTGCGGTTCAATTAGCCTGAGTTAATATTGTAGCTGGACGTCACGGCGGCGAACTACGGCGAGGCGGCGATCCCCGCCGTGGCCTCGACGGACTTCGATTCGACGCACGTTCTCGGCATTCGTGGGGCGTGTGCGCGGGCCAAGATGCCGACGAACGAGCGCAGCCTGATCCTCGACGACGCCTATTACACGACGCTCCTCGGCGACGAGCGCGTGAGCCACAGCTACCTCGCGCAGATGAGTCCGCCTTCCCTCATGGAGGCCCGTGTCCCGCGCATCTACGGCTTCGATATTTACGACACGATTGTGCTGCCGGAGAACGGCGAAAAGCTCGTCGGCTTCGCGGCCCATCCGGCGGGGCTTGCGGTGGCCATGCGTTACCTCGCGCCGCTGCGGCCCGAATCCTACCTTGAGTCCGGCCCGGTGTCCGACCCCGAAACGGGCATCACCTTCG